GACAGCAAACAGGTCATCCGACAGCGCCACCACGTTGATCTGCGTTGGATCAGTGGTGACCACTGACTGCGCAAACTGCGGGCTGATCTCAACGGTGCGCACTGCATCGCGTGCACCTGCTGGCAATGCACGCCGCAATTGATCAGCCACAAACTCAGATTGCAGCTCTGCAATGCCTTGCAGCTCCAATGCGGTCAACTCCGTTGCATCACCTGCCCATGTTGCCAGGCTGTCTTTTAACTGAGCAAGGATTGCCCGCAGCCGCGCCGCTTTGACTGGCGCCGACAGCTCATCAATGGTGCGCAGTTGATTGACCGCATCAATGATGATGTCGTTGTAGGCATTGATCACACGCCGCGCAACGCTATTGCTGTAGCGGTTCAGATCTATTGCATTGCGGTAGAGCGCTTCTGGTGTGCTCATCGTTCAATGCCAAGATCTTCCGGTTGATAGCCGCTGCGGATGCTGACATTAGCGCCGCGGCTCAATGCAGTGGTGACCAATGCAGCGAACGCGTCATAACCGTTTTGCCCGTCTTCGTACAAGATCGTTTCGTCAATTTCATCTGGCTTGCCTTGCTTGTACCAGCTGATGCGCACGATGGCTAAAACCTCTTCCGGCAGGGCGCTGACGTGATAATCAAGCTCTTGTCTCCTGGGTTTCCTCGGTTCCATCCAGATCATCAGGTCCACTAAGCGGTCGGTCACCCAGTCCAGCAGGTTGTAGATCAAGCCCCGCATTGGCTGTAGCCTCCAGCTCCTCATCCACGTTAAAGTCGTCGCCTAGTACATCGCCTTCGGCAAGCTCACGCAGTAAGGTTTCTTGCGTGATGGTGCCTGCGGTGTAAAGCTGCAGCAGCGCTTGGATCTCCTGCGGCTCAAGGCGCGTGCCCAGGAAATCACGGTTGACGTAGCTGCTGCCAGGCGATGTGCTGTTGCCGATGTACTGCGCATGAAACTGTAAACAGTTGTCGATCATGTCTTGCACATTCTGCGCAATGACCATCATCGTGCTGTCACCTTGGCTGCGATCAATGCGCTTTGCCTCGGCGGTTTCAGCCGATAGCTTCTGGCCGAGCACTGCCGACAGACCTAGCTCGTTGATCTGCACTGCAAGCTGCTCAAGCCTGCGGAACTGATAATCAAAACTGCGGCCAGCAGGTTCGATGTATTCAGCGCGGCCATCAGCGGGGAATGCAATCGCCTCGCCGGGTCCGGCGCTGACTTCCTCTGCCGCAGATGGAAAACCATAGAAGGCCAGCATCGGCACAGCACTGATGTGGAGCTGGTTATCGAGATCGCTCTGGATCTGATATGCCTTGAGGTTCAGCTCGGCGATGTCTTCCAACGGCGGACGTGACTCCATGAAGCCATGGCGCTGCGCATAAGCAACTGAGAAGGGAATCTCGGAAAGGCTTGTGCGGCCCTCGTCGACAACCTTAAAGTCGCCGTTGTCTTGCTTCTGGTGTAGTTGAAACTCACCTGGTGTCAGCACACGGATCTGCTCGACTGCCTTTTCGCCAAACTCACCATCAGGCACGGTGACCATCTCGGCAAGCCGCAGTTGCGTCAACACTTGCCGGCCTTCCTGCTGCTCAGCGCGCCAACCAAGGATTTGCCGTGGTGTGTAGGTCACCCAGTAGGGTCTACCCCCATCAGCAGGTGCATCCACCAGTACACCAACGTGGCCATAGCGGACCATCTTGCGGGTGGTTTCGTAGGTCCAGACGTTAAGGTCATTGCCTTGCAGGTCAACATCAAACAACTGCTCGCGGATCACGTCTGCTGTGTCGTCAAGCCGCACTGGCTTGCGCGTTAACATGCCGGCCAGCATCCGCTCTAGTCGCTGGTAATACGGCGGGCATACGCTGCGTGCTAGGCGGTTGTCGTAGGACTCATCCAGCTCGCGCGGCTCCTGCGGCAGATACCGGCGATGTTTGCGGCGCATCCCATAGGTGCCTTGCAGCAGGTCTTCAATCAAGATCCAATGCGGCTCTTGTGCATACCACGCCGTATTGGCATCCTGCACGCGAGTAACGCGGCGCTGCGCAATAGGCCGGTCGTAGTTATTGAAGCCGGTGTACATTACAGCGCCGCAGTCATGAATGCAGTTTAAGCAGCAGTCAGCGTGATGCTATTGCGGCCAATCTTGATGTCAAACTCAGCGCCGGGCTCGTATCCCATCTCGCGCAGGTAGCCATCGCCAATCTGCAGCTTGCCGTTGAATTGCACCTTGGCTTTGTAGGTCAGGCCGCGGCCGCGCTTTACTGTCTTGCTGCCTAGATCAACGCCTTTGGCTTCCAGCAGCGCTTCATAGAACTGCGTGAATGCCACGCGATCCTTAATCACGTAGCCGCAAGCGCGCACCAGTTCGGACTTAGGCGCATTGCCCAGTTCTTTGACCTTGGCGAGTAGTTCAGCACCCTTGAGCATGGGTAGAGTTAATGATTGGCGGAATCAATATAGCCTGATGCCTGTAGATCGCCCAGCTCCTGCGTGCAATGGGTTGAATTCACGCCAGACCAGGTAGCCCAACGCGTCGTTCATGTGGTCATGGCCAGCATCCTTGTCCGGGTCGCCCTTATCGGTGTAGCACTGCAGCTCTAGGCATTCGATCAGCCGCTTGCAGCGCTGGTGGATGGTGAGCCGCACTTGGCCCTTGCCGTTTTCCAGCAAAGCCTGAACAGCAGCCACGCGATCACGGACGGGAGGATTTGCGCGTGGTGACTGGTTTGACATGCCGTAGGACTCCAGGATCTGGATATCGGTCTGGCTTGCGTTGGTGCTGCGGTTACCGCCGCTGGCATCTGGGTAGATGTAGATACGCCGCTGCGGGTAACGCGCTTGGATCTCTTGCGCCAATGCGTCGGTGTCATGGGCGCCGCTGATCTCATCAATCACTAGCAGGCTGCTGCCGGTGCGGATGCCGATCACGGCAGACATGTTGCCAACGTTGAAATCAACGCCAATACGCAACGGCTCGCGGTCTAGGTCTGGCAGCTCAACCACTACGTGCTTGTCGCGGCTGAAGCGGTCGTAGATGGTTCCTGTGGTGAGGTTGACGAACTCTCCATCCAAGTAGGCCCGCAGCAGGTTTGGGTCGTAGTTGGCCTCTAGCCGCTCAATAAAGTCCGGCGGTAAGTGCGGGTTATCTGCTGACCGCATCTTGATCAGCTTGCGATCGGCGCGTCCTTTGGCATCCTCACTGCCAAAGGTGTTCCACATCCAGCGGAAGCCTTCTGGCGTGGATGCAGCGCCAAATTGCCGCACGTTGCCGGAGCGCAAGCGGCCAAGGATCTTGGGGAATGCCTTGTTGGCAATGCTGGGCGTCACGGTGTCAATCTCATCCGCGAGCACCCAGGCAAGGTTCAAGCCGATGATGCGGCTCCAGTTCTCAAAACTGCGGCACAGGATCTTGGTGTCACCGCCTGGCAGGTGCAACATGTATTCAGGCAGCGGGCTTGCCCTAAAGGTGTAGGGGATTTCATACGTTTCTAGGAAGTTCTCGAAGTCGTTCTGCCAGATGTCGCGGATCAGCGGGCCAGTCGGCTCCATCACTGCACCGATGAAGCCTTGATTGGCCGCGGCCAGCATCACCGCCTTAGCGCACAGCGCACGGGTCTTACCGGCGCCATAACCAGCTGAGATGCCGATGATCTGCGTATCGCTATCATCCACAAACGCAAGCTGCCCAGGGTGCAGGTCAGCGCGGATGCGTTGCAGCAGATCGCCCGTGTCCTCTTGCGTGGCGACATCCATAAACCCAAGCAGGCTGCCGGGTTGGCAGATGCCAGCAAGCAAGCTCATGACATCTCAAACCGCAACAGCTTGGCCTGATCCTCTAGCGCTTTGATTGCAATGCTGAGGTTGCCTTTAGCGCGTGCTTCACGCTCGTAATCCTGCAAGCGAGCGACAGCAGCAGCAAGCCACTGCGGCCGCTCTAGCTCTGCATCCAACTGCATTAGTTGGCGGGCACGGGACATATAAAGCTCAGCCTGCCGCTCGGACACTTGCCACGTCTCCGCGGCATAGCGAAGAATTTGCGTCCTGCTGTGAGCACGCAACAGGAGATCGTAAACGGTGTTTACCCGCTCATCAATCTCGACGTTGGTGCTCTTCTTTGCCACGTATTAGTTGCGGACTTGCACAGGCATTACAAGATAAGTTACACCGTCCACGCCACTAGGTGTCAACACGACGGGAGTGGTTGCCGTATTGGCGTGCAGCGTGATGGCTTCTGCAGGCTTGAACGCCTTGATGCCGTCTAGCAGGTAGTGAACGTTGAATGCCCATGCGCCATTAGCGGTGCCTTCCACCTTGAGCAGCTCTTTGCCGTTGTTGGCGTCCGATTCGGCAGTGATGGCAATGGTGCCACCTACAGCTTCCAGCTTCACCACGGAGTTGTGCGCATCGGCAATGATGGCGACACGCTCCAAGGCGCGGGTCAGGCGGCGACGATCGGCGGTGATGGTGCTTTTGAACTCAGCGGGTACCAGCTTGGCCACGTCTGGGTAGGTGCCATCCATGATGCGGCTGTAGATGGTGATGCCGTCACCTGCATCAATCACGGCTTGCCCTTTGGCAACGGCAATGGTCACCACGCGATCTTGCAGCAGGCGCATGGTGCTGGCTGGCAGCACGAGGTCTAGGCCATCTGGCAGGTCAATGGCGTAACGCATCAAGCGATGCCCGTCAGTGGCTTCCATGTGGCCGCTGCCGATGTGGATGCCTTGGAGCATCTGCTTGCTGGCGTCGGTGCTGGCAGCTGCCATGCAGGCGCGGATGCCGGCGGATAGGTGCAGCTCGCTCGTAGCAGCGTCCACAACCGGCAGCGCGGGGTAATCCGCCGCATCAGCCGCCGCAAGCCCGTAGGAGCCCGCAGAAGCGGTCAGAGCGCCATCTGCGAGGGTCAGAGCCTCATCACCGTCAAAGCGGCTCACAAGGCCAGCCAGCAGCCGATACGGCAGCGCTACAGCGCCATCGGTGTCCACTGCGGCTGGAATGGTGACGGTGATGCCAAGTTCAAGGTTGAAGCCGGTGATGGTCATGACACCACCAGCGGCTTGGATCAGGCAGCAATCAAGGATCGGATGGCTGCTGCGATGACCAACGGCTGGCGCGATGGTGCGCAGCGCGTGATCGAGATCGGCTTGGCAGGTGACGGCTTTCATTTGACGGTGGCGGCAGTGACGAGGCTGGTGATGATGCGTTCGTAATCAGCGGCGAAGCTATCCACAAGATCCATGGGTAGCGGTACGCCGTCATCAATGGCGTTGTCGGCAATGGCTGCGGCGTACGCCACTGCCTGGGTCATGGTCTCATGCAGCCGATTGATCACCGGCTGCTGCTTGGCTGGAATGTGAATGAGCGATGACATATGCAACGAGAGTTTCAACGTGTCGGCGGTTCAGGTCACCACGCATGAAGGCGCAGGCGTCCGCCACCAGCGCATGGTAAGCCGCCGTGGTCAATCCTGCAACAACCCCACCGCTCAAAGCACGCTGCCGGATCAGATGCGCACGCGGCATCCCATGCGCCGCTGCTTCGGCGTTCAGCCGCGCCAGGTCGTCAGCGGTGACATTGATCTTGATTTCGGGCATTCAGTGGTTCCAATCGAGGCGGAGCATAGGCAAAAAGCGGCGTCCTAACGCAGTTTGCGGGGTTCGGACGGTGAGACGCCTTGCGGCCACTGGCCTTGTCCTACCGTCCTACCGTCCTAACCTCTTAATAAAATGGGACAAAGAGGGGGAGGAGGAGGGGGATTAGGAAACTCTTAAACCCTATGTAGGACCAGACGGGGATAGGACGGCTCAAAACCCAGTCACCGCAATGGATCTCGCCGTCCGCACCCACTTAGGACGGGGCGTAGTGCCAGCGTCTCTTGCCTGTCGCCTCTCGTTTGCGGACCAACCCGAGATCCTTGAGAATCGCAGCCACCTGCATCTGGTCCGAGCGGTTCTGCCGCTCCAGTGGTTTTTTGATTCCGTGAGTAAGAACGTCCTCAATCGTGAGCACATCACTAGAGCGCCTGCGGGTAAGGTATTCCTCAATGGCACTACGCCATGGGGAGTCAATCACATAGTTATCATTCTCTTCGGTCACCTTGACTTCCATATCAACGGGTAGCCGGTTAGTCTCACCTGCCCTGTAGGCATGTACAACGGCGGACCAAATCGCATCGCGTTCAAGCATTAGCGAAGCGGTATCAATTTGGTCCTGCTGCGTCTTAGTGGTCGGGATGACCCAGAAGCGGCGGTTGCCAGTTTCATCCACTAGAAACCCAGTGGTTTTGTTAGTTGTGCCAACGATGATGCCACGCCTTGGGAATGACTCAACTTCCTTGCCATAGGGCACGCGCATTAGATCAATAGCCTGCGAAAGAAAGGCTTTTACCTGTCCGGCATGACGCCTACCTGTGATGTGATCCAGCTCCGCCCA